CGGTTACACCGCCTTCATCAAACGCAACAATGCCGCCAGAAGCAAAGGTTGGATCTTCCATAGCCCCTGCATTAAGAGCGCCAAGCCCCTGACCCATCATGGCTTCCGCAGGACGGCCCTCGCCTCCACCAAGCCCACTTCCAGACATAGTGGTTTCAAGGTTATCAAGTTGCTGCTTGATAGTGCCACCAGCAGGCATCTGCTTAGGAGGCTGTTTCATCCGCTCGTACTGATTAAGTAGAGCGTAGAGATCGACGAAAGGAGCCACGCCGGTTGCAGCCTGACTCTTGACGTACTGAATAGCCTGATCGATAGGCATACCCATCTGCATCTTCTGCTGAAGCGATTGCATCATCGCCTTCGCCGTATCACTAGTGGGGCCGATCATTTTTAACCTCCTCCACCAAGTCCAAGCAATTGAGCAGCCGTGTTCGGCCCTTGAGTGTAAAGGCTTCTAGTAGTGTCACCAGCAGGCAGACCGCGCAGCAAGTTAGAGAAGAACTCAAGTTGCTTGTACGGATACTGTTGTTCGTCAATGAAGCGCTGGTAGTTAGAAGCAAGTTTCTGCTGGGTCAGATTCTGCTGATCTTTTCCTGCCCTCATCTGAGTATCGTAAATGCTTCGCTGTTGATCGAACTGCTGGCCGCCAATATCAGCAAGTTGCTTAGCCGCAAGTCGCTGTTGCTCAAGTCCCTGTAGCCCAAGTCCCGCACCAAATTGCCGCGACTGCTCTCTCAATTGAGAACCCGCGAGGCCGTACTGAGCCCGCATCTGAGCGTCTTGTGCGGCTTGCTGCTGGGCGTTTTGGAACGCATTCTGCATTCCAGTCGCTTGAATACCCTGCAACTGTTGTTGAAAGTTTCTCTGTCCTTCCGAGCGCATCAACGCTTCACGAGAGCCACCACGCGCCCCCATGCGGGCAGAAGCAGCGCCCATGCCGGGGATTTGTCTTGCATAATCTCTAGAAGCCTCGCGCTTTTGCTGCTCAAGCACGTTCTGAATGTAGGGCGACATGTACTTATCAAGCCCGCCCTGCTGGTCATAAGCAGACTGATAATACTGCTTATCTTCAATAGGATTATATTTAGACAGTTCTTGCGCTTGGAGTGCAGCAAGCCCGGTAAGTCCAGTAGCCTGCCCTATCTGGGGGGCTACAGTCATTTTAGAAATGTCCCCCATAGCCTGCTTTTGCAGGTCTGAAAAATCGGCTACAAGTTCCCCGCCATACGGAGTAAACCCAGATTCAAGAATAGGTTTACCCGACGGATCAAGCATCGGTTTACCCGTGGCTGGGTCAATTTTCTGCTTGGGAAACGCTAATGACGAACCATATCCAAGTAAATCCGTAGCGTATTTTTTAGCCCATTCAGGGATATTACTTGTAACTGTTTCAGATGAAGTTGGCGTAGACATGTTTATCTCCGTTATTAGCGGGGCAGATACTTATCAGTATTAACGCGGGGGGCTTGCTTGCTCTTGCCCGTACGCGCCCGACGAATCTGCGCCATCATTTTATACAACTTTTTTGCACCGGCTTCGGTAGATCCGTTACCCAGATGCGATACAACATCCGCTGGAATTACGAACTCCCCGTCAGCCAAGGCCGCTCTCTGTACGCTCTTACCCCTGATTACAGCAGGAATGTCGTCAGACATGCCATCCCCAGCGCCTCTCAAGAGTTTACCACCCGCACGGTATTCCGGCATTGCGGCCATTCCGCCCCCGGCAAAGCCGAAGTTGTACCCATCCATCGGGTTCACCGCAGCGCCCATACGCGCATCACGAGTCAAGGAGGCAATACCGCCCGCTTGGTACTTTTTCTTAATTTTTCCTTTTTTCACATGGCCTCCTGCGGCTCCGCCTTTTCCATCTCTTTCACCGTTTGGGCACTCTTCAGCACTTGACGCATAGATGGGAACCCCTCTATCTGTGTAACCGCAAAAAACTTTACCTTCTGGGGGGCTATCCGTCTCCTCCCACCACCATACACAACGGTCTTCTACCCAATCATAGTACTGTCCGAAATCGCATTGTGGCTGCTGTCTAGGCGGTCTTTCATATTCACCTTCACCCCCACCGGGCTTTCCCTCGGGAATGCTTACGCAGTCCGTCGAGTAGATAGGCGTAGTACCGTCTGATTCGTACCCCTTGAATTCTGGTGTGTACCCAAATGGGCATGATCCATCAGACTCTCTAGGTTTACGAGTTTTAGTATCCTCAGGCGGAGGCTGATCCGGCGGCGCAGCAGGGCCTTCTCCACGCTTATAGCACTTATCGTCAACCGGGCTGCGCTCTTGACCTGACCCGCATCCGTCATCCGGTACGCAGGGGTTGACGCCCGGCAGACCTTCCAGAGACGTATCGTACCGCTCGCCCTCGCCGCAAGTCTTGGACTCGTCCTTTGAAGGCACGCACGGGTTAAGTCCCGCCGTGGCTCTGTCGGGATCGTAAGTCTCGCCCGGTTTACAGACTTGGAAGCATTCGCCCTGAAAACTTACCTCATGCGGGGCGCACTTTGTTTCTTTGACAGGCTCGCTAGGTTTGCCGGGTCGGTCTGGTTGACTAGGCGTACCAGTATCTTCGGGGCCACCACCACCCGGCGGCTTATCGGGTTCTTTTGGCGGGGGCGGGGGCGGAGGCGGAGGCGGAGGCGGCGGAGGGGGCGGAGGCGGTTTAGTCTCTGGCTCCGGAGGGCAAGACTCTCCCTCATAGGCAATAGACCCATCCCAACATACTTTAAATGTTGGAGGTGGCGGAGGAGGCGGAGGGGGCGGAGGCGGGGGCGGAGGCGGGGGCGGAGGCGGAGGAGGCGCTGTTTTTTTACGGCAGGCACCAAGACCACCATCACCAGACGGATCGTATTCGTAATCGTTGCCGTACGTCGCTTGGCAATCCGCGTCAGATTTACCGTTAAACCGGCAGGCACCTACATCAGGATCCCATACGTAGCCGGGGCCAAACTTTTTCTCGCAATCCGTAACAGGCGGAGGCGGTGGGGGCGGCGGAGGCGGTGGGGGCGGCGGTTTATCAACCGGAGGCTTCTCTTCAACCGGAGGCTTTTCCTCAACGGGAGGCTTTTCCTCAACCGGAGGCTTTTCCTCAACCGGAGGCTTTTCCTCAACCGGAGGCTTTTCCTCAACCGGAGGCTTTTCCTCAACGGGAGGCTTTTCCTCAACGGGAGGCTTTTCCTCAACGGGAGGCTTTTCCTCAACGGGAGGCTTCTCTTCAACCGGAGGCTTTTCCTCAACGGGAGGCTTTTCCTCAACCGGAGGCTTTTCCTCAACGGGAGGCTTCTCTTCAACCGGAGGCTTTTCCTCAACGGGAGGCTTTTCCTCAACGGGAGGCTTTTCCTCAACGGGAGGCTTCTCTTCAACCGGAGGCTTCTCTTCAACCGGAGGCTTCTCTTCAACCGGAGGCTTCTCTTCAACCGGAGGCTTCTCTTCAACCGGAGGCTTTTCCTCAACGGGAGGCTTCTCTTCAACCGGAGGCTTCTCTTCAACCGGAGGCTTTTCCTCAACGGGAGGCTTCTCTTCAACCGGAGGCTTTTCCCCACCGCCATCACCACCGCCCGAGCCACCAGATCCACCACCGGGGCCACCACCGCCTTCGCCACCGCCGTCGCCACCACCCCCCGTACCGGGGCCAATGCAGCGGTCTCCTACCGGATCATACTTTTCATCAGGTAAACATTTATTGACGCAAGGATCGAGTCCAAGCACTTCTCGTTTTACGTCATAAATAAAGCCTACGCCACACTCTTTAGGAGGCGGCGGGGGTGGAGGGGGTGGAGGCGGGGGTGGGGGTGGGGGTTCTTCATACTTAACAAATTCTCCCCACTTAACCGGCTGCCTAACATACTCAGGAGTTTTAGTAGATAAATCTACCTTTCGTGTTACTGGCTCCGGTGGCGTCAAAAGTGATCGATACCACTCTGCTAGCGGTTCATCGTAAGGTTGCAACTGCCCCGGCAAAGTACGAACTGTTCTAGGTTCCGGTTGGGGCAGTCTAGTAACCGGATCACGAACTAAAGAAGTCACGCCCTGATCTGACCCAGCGCCCGAAGCGCCAGTGCGGTACCAATCAGTCAGGGCGGGTGCGAAAGGGCGGAGATTCTCGAAATACTTCCGCCTCCTTTCTTCTTCAGTTTCTTCTTGAGATTTAGTGTCAGTTACGCCGCCTTCAGCGAACTGCTCCTCTCCTGTATACATGTCAACAGGAACTTCATACCCATTGCCCGGCGCACGCGCCAGCGGGAATTCAAGATTTGGCGGCGGAATTACTCCACCACCAGCCATGCCTAAGCGAGTGTAAAAGTCCTCACTTTCGTCATAGTCATCAAGCGGGCCTCTGCGCCTAGGTGGTGGTCTAGGAGGTGGAGTAGGCGGAGGCTGCTGCTGTTGCTGAGCCTGCTGTTGCGGCGGCTGCCCTAATTGAGGATTCCCTGTATACCCCGGATACTGAGTCGTATACCCCTTATCCACATAGCCACCACCGATCCAATACGGCTGCCCCGGTTCACCGAAGCGGGGGTTGACCTGCCCACGTGAAAACTCGATATCCCGATACTGCATGGGAGACGACGGCGGTATAGCCTGTCGAGCGCCGCCGTACTTCTGCTCAAGTTTATTGATCCCATACGCAGTCAACATCTGCAGCAGCGGGTTAGCCTGCGTGCCGGGCTGTGGGGCGAATATGTTGCCGACCTGCTGCATAAACCCTTGGGGTTGCTGCGTTACCGTAGTAGGCATACGAAACCCGCCTTGCACGGCTCTCATACCCTCAATGTCTTCGTCGCTATAGCCTTTGCTCTTTAGCGCTTTATCAGTCAGACCGGGCTTGCGAACACCGCCTTGAGGAGCGCCACTTGGGGGCATAATCTCGCCAAGCAACGCTGAACCTGCGTAGGCTTTAATGCCTGCTTCAAGACCTTTTTTCAGATCGCCTTTGATAGCGCCGTAGGCAGTGCCCGCTAAAAGCCCCGTAAGTTGCGGATTACTAACAGCCGCTCTGCCTGCTGTGCTTAGGGCTTTTCCTACAGGAGTTAATATTTTTAAGATTGAATCCAGAATGCCTGCTTCAGGCAAACCTGTTTCAGGATTAACTGTCAACTCCATCCCTTGCGAACGCGCAAATTCTTGAAGACTATTAACTTCATCAGGCGTCATATGCACAAGGGTGCTGTCAGGGCCACGACCTTGCGAAGCAAGAAGTGCTGCTAAACCTTTTAATTCGTCATTCATAAAACACCCTCACGGGATCAAGTTTTTAAATACTATCATGTAGCCGGTTGGTAAATAGCCGCGCCGTAGTTCGACACCCAGTTCACCGTCAAGATGATGGATGGGATAGCAGGGATATTGCCGCTTGCTGTTACGTAAGGAATAACTACGTTCGTATCTGAGGACTGCCAAGCCAACTGAAAGTAGTCGTTTGCTTGTAGAACCAATACAAAGTTCCACGCCGCCACGATCTCGTTGTTTGGGCCGTCGATCACAATCTTGGTCGCTGAGTCTGGCAGGTTTACCCCGTTGACCCTAGGCCATATATAAACGGCACTAGCACTACCGCCGGTCTTGTCCAATTGAGCCGAGAACTGGAAGTTGTAGACCCCGGTGTTAGTGACGTAGATCTTGGAAGTCGGATTACCACGTGTAACTTCATAATCAGAAACTACGGAGTTGTACGTAAAAAGATTAACGGCATTGGCTACAGGATTTGGCTGTGTCGTTGTATCAAAATACGAAGCATGGGCGGTAGGCGCGTTTATGTAATTAGTAAGCCGATTAAAAAATAATCGCAGTACGTTAGAAAATTGATTTTGGTACCGTGCATCATACTGCCCCGGCGCAACAGGAAGATTCGGGGGTACGACACCACGCGGAGCAGCCATCAGCGTCTCCCGTCAGGACGAACGTCGATACGCATAACACCCATCTGCCACGCCACGCCTAGATCAGCCGAAGACACTTTGAATGCCATCTGACGACCGCGCACTCGCGTGTAGACCTGACCCGTGTACTGTTGGATCGGCACCGTCGAAGTGCGCGTTACAGTCGGGCTGTCTGCGCTCGTGTAGTTAGAACCTGAGTTCTGGCGGGGGCGTACCGTGAGGGTCACAGTCGGGCTTGTACCCGTAGACCCAGTGAAGTTGAGGTCAGGGATGATGCGCCAGACGTAACCAAAACTCTGCCCGTCTTGGATGTCAAAATCAGACGACTCTACGTATGCCTCAATTGGCAGGGCAGGGCTGACCGACTGATCATCGTTACCCACCTCGTGCAGCATGATCTGGTTAGCGACGTTATAGGTCACGTAAGCATAAAGATCATGCGATGCTGCCGTCGTGCCGTCATACCCACGAACACAACCCGTCAGGGTATTACCGTCTTTGGCGGCGTAGGAAATCTTCTCCGAGTCCACCGTAATTGTCCCAGTCATCGGGAAGGTCGAAGCGTCGGTCAGAGCAATTGTTGTTACAGATGAGTTGATGCTCGTAGCGAGATACGCCTGCTGCACGTTGAACGTGGCAAAAGGGTACGTCCTTTGCGTGTGCTGTACCCAGAACGTACGGTTCAAATTTCCGTAGTACCAGATCCGTTCAAGGTAGTTATAAACGACATATCGATCATTGATGGTGCTGTTAGCAGAAGGATAGAACCACCAGATCTCGTTATAGCCTTCGTTAGCACCCGCCGTTACCTGACTTAACTGGTCATAGTTAATGTCGTTATAGACAAACTGACGAAGGGTGCAAGGCAGCGTCTCAACGCGCCCCGAATACATGAAGAACTTGTCGCGGCCCATCCAGTAGACCACGTTGTTCACGGTAAGCACTGAGTTCTGCGATGCAATAGTGATGTCTTGATCCAGCAGCGTGAACGACCACACGAACGGAGGCCCGACGTATTGCATGGAGAAGAGGGCTGTGTCCGTCCAAATTAAAATTTCCTGACGGGTATTGCTGGCTGTGACAATGAACGAACCACTCGACAAACGCTGCTCACCTGACTGGTTAGTCACTGCAGGAACCCATTCGTACGGTGTACCTTGATCAGACCAGCGCACGAGAAGTGGGTCAAACGTTGTAGCAAAACTAGTCGGATCGTATGGGGTAGAACCGCAAGATATGATGAAGTCATTAACCGGCGAGTCAATGATAACGTTGATTTCATTCGGCACGTGCCGACCGGCGTAACTAAAAGATATGTCCGAAAGCGTAGCCGAGGCGTTCGTCGCCTGTGAGATCGTGACCGAGTTGCTGAAGTCCCACGCTTCTGTGACGTAGGTGCCGGTGACGATGCCGCTACCCGATAGCACCGCGCCCGTATCAAGTCCAGTCGTGTCGTCAAATAGAATCGTTGTTACACCCGAAGCAAACGTGCCAAGGGTCAAGCCTTTATTAACTGTGTTGGCTTTTTCTTCAAGCGTAACTGCACGTGCCCACGTATTCGTGTCTATCGTCCAGAAGTAAATCTCGCCACCACGCTCAGCGAAGATCAAATCATCGCCGTAGTTGAACATCGACCAGAGGCGCATCTCTACACCAGCACCTGTGGAGGAACCCCAGCCACCTGACCCCCACGGCGGGCCACCCCAGCCGACACCCGCGCTATACACCGCGTTGCCTGCATCAATGTCGAACTGTGCAATGACTAGCGAACCACCACCCGTTGTCGTGGAACTTGCCGTAGCAGAAGCATAGATGGTGAACGTATTGGCATTTGGAACGGCTTGAATTTCGTACTGACCGTCCAACGTTAGGCTAGCCACCGCAGTGGCTCCAGAAAAGTTGACGTAGGTGCCAATAGAAGACAGGTGTGCCGTGGCTGTAACGGTGACGAGACGGCTACCCGACGTTGTTGAGAACGGGTTCTGCGAAAGGGTTAGCGAGTTACCAAGCGGGGTGATGTCATGGTAAGTGCCGCCTTGCTCAATGTAGACCTTTTGACTTGTCCCCAGACCGACGAGGTTCTGACCAAGCGTGCTGATCCAATTCCACAACATACGGCAGACGCCCTTGAACGTGCTGCCATTGACATTGATGTTCTGCCAGCCACCTATCTTTTCAGCGTAGCCAGAACGGAATCGGATCTTGTCGCCTGCGAAGAAGCCGCCCTCATTGGCATACGAAGTTGATTCACGGTTAACGCCGGGGCGCAGTTCAACTTTTTGAAGCGGCATTACGCAACTCCCGATAGATACAACGCCTGTTCGTCTTTGCGACGTTTGACCAGTCCCGGCAGCACCCGACCTGCCGCCTTTGTCCATTTGAGGAACTCGTCTGCGGCCTCGTCAAAGTCGCCCCGGTTGGTCTTCATCCGCAGCCCAGAGCGTTGCAGATTTCCAAGGCCCACGTTGAAGGAAAAAGAGACGAGACTATCGAAGACTCCCTGACGATCAATAGCAGCAGGGCAAAGTCTAAGTACACCACGCTCAAACCGGCCAAGATCTTGAGCCAGAATAGAATCAACCTCTCCCATAGAGAGGACGCGATCCCAGCCTGCGGGTATCGGTAGACTCTTGCGTTCCTCATATTTCACCGCCGTATGCGATGGGTCAATGACATGGCCGACGCCCACAGTCCAGAGCAGCGCCGGACAGCGATAAGGCTTAGTCCGAACGCCCTCGTGGTGTTTAATCATCTGTATGGCAGCGGCGGAGACTTTCACTTTTTGCCAAACGCCTGCGTACCGAACCAAAACGCAATAATTGAAGACAGGATCAGCATCTCGTCATCTGAGAAAACATTCTCCATCGCAATCGCAAACGGGATACCAGTTGTGTAGGCGTACCACACGCCAGCCACGTTCAGCGCGACAAGTTCCAACACAAAAATGTACGTCACAACCGGGCGCACACTGGCCCGCAGGTTAATCATCCACTGACTCGCACCCTTGCCGATCTCAATGTCGTGCTGGTACAAGGCTTGGCGTTCTTCACCCGCCGTCTGCGTCTGGATTTGCTCCAGTTTGATTTCCTCGACTCGCGCCTGTGCAATAAAGCCACGTTCAGCAAGGGCTAGTTCACGCTCACGCTGCGCTACGACAAGGGCCAGTTCGTGCTTCTTGTCTTGCCGGTCTTGGAAGATAGACAGAATTTTTGGCAGGCCACCCGCAAGGAATGACAGGAAAGTACTAATCATCGTCATCATTTGCTTGCCCTCACAACATCATCGCCCTTGGTCACGGTCACATGGTCGCCTTCAACGTCAACCCTCATGGGCTGCTCCTTGCGATCCAGTTTGTCCAACTTGGTGATAAGGCTCTTGATGACTTCAAACTCTGGCTTTTCTTCCTTTTCGACCGTACCTGCAATGCCGTTCAGCATCGAAATCAGCGCGGTCAATGAGGCACCCAACAACCCCATCACGGCTGCAATCTTGTCGCTATCCAATGCAAGGCTCGACAAGACTCCGATCACCACGATGATGGTGATATAGGCCAGTCCGTGTTTTCCGATAGCCTTAC